CTTCTTTTAATTGAAATAATGCTTGTGCAATCGTTGCCGATTCATCTAAATTAAAGCATCCTTTTGTGTTTGCTATATTAAGTCCTTGACTCAAGATAGAATATATTTGTTCGTTGTTCATAATTCAAAGATATAAAATTAAACATTACTTGCTAACAAATAATAAGTAACACCACCTATAACTATTGTTACTTTGTGCGTACTTGCTACTGCTATTGCTGCGTTTACTGGATTGCCTATATTAACTTGACCACTAAAGGTTGCTACACCACTTCCCGATATTATTAATCTTTGCGTTGCATTTGTACCAAAATAAATAGGAGTTGCATCTCTATTCCATAAATAAACTCCTGATGTATCATTTTGTAAATCAAAACCAGTTATTGCATTACCTTTTATTGTTAAAGTAGAAGTTCCACTTTTTGTTAAAATTACATCCCCTGCAAATCTTGCAGTTCCATTTACATCTAACTTGTACCCTGCGTCTGTGGTTGTGCCGATTAAAACTGGGCCATTTGGAAATATAACCTTACCTGCTGAACCTGCGTTATTAACTGCTAATTGTAATAAAGGTAAACCTTCAACTTCTATTTCTAAACTTTTACCACCACTATAAAATGTATTTGAATAGTTTTGATAAAATTGTGTTGCTCCATAATCAAATTTAGATAAATTTAAAAGTAAATTTTTTGATGCTGATTGTAATCCTCTAATTTCTAATTTACCTGTTGGTGCATCAGTTCCGATTCCTACATTACCAGCAGATGTGATACGCATTCTTTCGTTATCATTTGTTCCAAATACTAATGGCTTATTTTCTTTTACTCCTAAAAATATACCATCAAGAGAAGCATTAGGATTAATTACTGCGGTTCTTGTTCCATCTGATACCTCAAATTTATAAAAAGGAGTAGTAGTTCCTATTCCTACATTACCCGTACTTCTTTTGATAAATAATGGAGCATCAATAAAAGTTCCCGCATCATTGTATCTTCTTATTGCTAAATCTGCTCCCGCATTTGCGCCACTTTCAGTCCCATCCACACGAAATGCCCATCGAGGCAAATTCCCACTTCTGAATGAAAAGATTTTTGCAATCGAAGCATTTGCAGACATGATAAAACGATTAATCGCAGTTGTCGTTTCAGTTCCTTGATTTGTGCCGTCATCAAAAAACGCACTATTGCCAATCGTTGAAGATGCCGTAAACTTTGGCAGTCTGTTAATTGTGCCAGACCCCTCAACGCCAGACGCATTGCCTAAATTGGCAATGTCCTGCGCAGTGATTTGTTTAGTTGTGCCAGTTTGAACGATTGGCACTAATTCAGTTCCATTCAGAGCGCCGCCCGCAGGCAGTTCGCTAATTTTTTTCTTTGCCATTTTTTTATATAATTATGTCGTTATTATTTTCGGTTATTATGTCTTCTAAAATTTCTGTGTCTAAATATGTAAACTCTTTAACTGGTTCTATTATTCCGAACTCATCTTCAACTCTGTCTAATACCCCAACGTTAATCAATTCAACCTTTGTTAAACCTAATGAGTTTGGATTATAGTCAATGATTCTGTTAAGCCTAAAAATTGCGCTAAAATACGAAATATACCAGAGTTCTGAAAAGTCAAGTTCTGTAATATCTTTACTACTCAATTTAAAATACGCCGTAACTTGCGCAGAGACCGAAAGCGAGTCAATTGCTGACTTGTAATATGTGTCAACTAAATTTTTAGGCATATTTAAAACCTCATTTGGTGTATTAAACGCCAGATTCAATTCAAATGCGTCAATGCCACCCTCATTATATTTTTTTTTCTGGAAATAGCATAATGGAACGCTTGCAGTAACGCCAAACCCCTCAACATTTAAAACAGAATATAATCCATCGGATAAAATATCAATAGTTGTTAGACCGCCATTTATTAAAATTCTCGGCTCATGCTGAGTGTTTAAAATTGTTGGCTCTGCAATGTCAAGCATTGTCGGCAAATAAATATAATCTGGGTCATTGCCATTCCATGACTTTTCAATAATAGTCGGAGAGAATCCAACCTCGCCAATTAACGTTGGCTCGCCTTGTTGTGTTAAATAATATTGGCCGTCCCCATATTTGTATGGTTGGTCAGTTGTTTGTTTTAAATCATATCTGCTTAACCAATAGTCCTTTTCGTCATGCTTATATCTAAAATCATATTTGCGAGAAAAATTGGTCGGTTGGTAATTAATTATTGCATTTGGTGTCAAACTTAATTTTTGACTAAAGTCTTTTTGACCGCCATTTTGATAAAATGAATCATAAGTGCTTATTTGAACTTGCCCTTTATTATCGTCAACAACAATAACCCAGTTAAACATTTTATAGCACCACTGAAATAAATCTGACTGCTTTATGTTTGGCAAATTTGGAGACATTTGCACAATTTCCCCTTGCGCAATATTTAACTTAACGTCTTTTGGATAAATAGTGTAAACATTTGGATAAATTAAAACCTCACTGCCAGTCGATTTAATTGCATATCTGGTTGCCACAAATCTTAACTTGTCGCCAGTAAACAATGCAATGCTTGTTTTAATTTGAAAAGGAACTGCATTTGCAATCTGTCCATAATCTTTAACAATTACGTCTGACCATGTAGCCGTCCCACTATTATAGTATTGGAGTTTAATGTCAAATACTTTTGGAACTCCATAAGTTCCCAACGTATCTAAAAAACCAGAAATATTAACGTCAACACTTTGATTTGTTACCGATGTAAACTCGTCTGAGGCAAATTGACTCAGTGGGTCATAAATTTCCTGCGTAATTGGAATTGTATATTGGATTAAACTCGATGGCAAAGCATAAGGAGACGATTCGGGTCTATTCCCAGAAAAGCCATCTGTTTTAATTAGATATTTATCCGAATGAATAAATTGTTCGTTGCTAAATGGAATCAATAATTTGCTTGTATTATAGTCATCAAAGAAAGTTGTCTTTAATGTATAGCCATTGTCAATGCAAATTTGATTAATTGCACGCTTTAAATATAATGCAGGATAAACGTCTGTTACAAAAACATCTGTTGTCTCTGGGTTGTTTGCAGGCGCTCGACCATTAAATTGTCCATAGTCAATGAATGGATAAAAATAATCCGCAGGAACGCCCGCAGGATAACTCCCATTCCATGTATCAAAGATTGTTGCGTCATAGGTATGGTCTAAGTCATCCAAATTCAAGTCATTTATAGACCTTGTTCCAAATACCTCTTTTAATTTGCTTAACTCAGCAAACGCATAAAACGAAATGGTCTCATTTGTTACCTCTGTAAGTACGCAAAGGCCATTAAATAATACTTGACTATTCTTTTGGATGCGGATTTTTCTCTGAGTGTATTTATCAAACGCATTTTTAGCGTTTATATTAAAGGCAAACCCAAATATTTTGTCGTTTTGTTTTGTTCTGGGAATAGTAATTGTTTTCGTCTTAGAACCAGAACGTCTGTTTAAATCTTTAATGTCAATCAATTCATAAGTCATCGGAATCAAAATGGCTTTGTCGCCCAATTCCAATTGGTATAAATCGTCAATTATGATTTCAGTATATTCCATCTATCGTGTTTGGATGTTAATTGGGAAAGCATACTCAAATTCAAACTTCACAATAAAATCTTTTGAAAATGTATCGTAAGCAACAGACGAATTTTTCACATTCACTGGCACATAGGTTAAATCGTTAACAACGTAAACATCAATCGAGTCAATCAATTCTCTTTTTAACCAATTTGCCGTTTCTTTGGTGTTAACTCTGGTTGCTAAACTTAGCGACTCAACAGACGAATGCGAGCGATAGCCATTGATTCTGTTTGGAGACTCATAATTTGTCGCCATACTAAACTCAATTGGATTCTCACGTCTCACATTGATGGTTGTTTCTTGACCCGCAGTAAACATAAAACTATCGTATCCGCCTAACTTGTTAAGCCAGTTGACTTGTTTCTCATTGCAATAAAGATTCTGGTCTCTAAGATAAAAACGCTCCTCAGTAATTGAAACGCCACCCGCAGTTCTCACAATTCTCACTCTCATTTTAACCGCCGCAGGGTCTGCACCAACCCAATTAACTGGGATTGCATTGTGATAAAGTGTTAAACTTGGATATAATTGATTATTTGTTTGTGCTAATGTCCCGCCGTCAACATCGTAATAAGTATATTGAGCAGATGCAATAAAGTTGCCATCGTTACAAAGGAAATAAAGCGCAGACAATTCATTCTCTGGCATTACCTTAGTCAATGGCGCTTCTGTTAAAAACTTCTTGCCAGTTACGCCAGTGTCGTTTAACATGTAGTCTGTTAAATCATTTGTTACGTTATATTGCAACGCTGCGTTTGATGTATAATATTGAGTTGGCATATCTTATAAATCGTTTGGTGTTGTCTCTTCATACTGAGCCTCGTTTCCAACTGGATTGTCGAATCCCTCAGCATAAGAAATGTAATATCTAATATATGATTTTAAATTGTTCTGGATAATTGGCGGACTCACTAAAGGAAACAAATCGCCAGAAATTACATCTGTAACCACGTTGCACTCAGAGTTGTAATCCTTTAAGATGTCTGCAATATCAATAATGAAATAGCAATAACCCAAAACAAACGTTGGCTTTAAAGTAATTTTTGCAATTTCCTCAAAACCATTGTCGCAATAGTTAAATCCAAATACTCGAATCACTGCATTGTAGTTTCTTAGATATTTATAATACCAAATATTATTTCCATCGCCTGCACTAACATAAGGAGCATTGATTGTAAAGCTATCGCCAACGACAGACGTAACAAGCCAAACGCCATTGTATGCCTCAACGCCCGAATTTTGTGAAATCTTAATGAAATCGCCAACTAATAAACCATGTGGTGCACTTAAATCAATTTGCACATAGCCATTGTTGTTTACAAAGCCATCACCCCCCTCAGTTTCTGCTCCGATTGTATAGTCAGACGTAACGTCCGAGTTAAACTCGAAACGCACTGGATTATAAACGGCCGTATTTATTGACGGCTGAACTTCAATTGTTAAACTCATTATTAAAATAGTTTTGTATGTCCTCTAAAACTGCTTTGTTTATTGCGTCTTCAAAATTTGGGATTGTATTGTCAACGTAAAAATTCCCCTTGTATCCCTCTTTATGTATTTTCCTCGTAACCAAAAACGCTTGCTCTGCCTTTGTTAATTTCTTGCCTTTTGAGCCGTCTTTTTTATCTGGCGCATACCAATCTGGCAACTTGTTAACCCACTCGTCAATCTTTGGCCTAACCAATGCAGGATAGTTTCCCTCCTTTGTGATTCCTCTGCCTTTATTCTGCCAAAACCAATAATCATTTGCCATGATAGCAACTTGACTTCTGGTGTTTTCTGTTGTCAAAACAACTTCATGCGAGTCAGCCAATGTCCCCGCCTTGTTTAATGCAGTTACAAGCGCCTCATTCAGCTTGTTAAATTCAGCCAGTGTGTTCGTTAAATCTATCATGCGAATAAATCACAACATAAACTTGAATCAATTGGCAATGTTACCGATACCGCAACCGACCAACCATAATGAACATTGTCCTGCTTTTTGTTAATCATTGTTGCTTGCCCAAATGTCATTACATCCCTCTCCAAATCTTCGTTTTCTATTTGCATTGACTGAATATATCCAACCATGATTTTATTTAATTGGTCAAAATGGTTATTCATTTGGGATTGCTTATCTGTAAGCGACCCCGATGTGATAAATTGTAAGTTAAACGAATAAGTCTGCGACACAATAATGTTATTTGTCGAGTTGTTTGTTACACTCAAAGGGAATAGCATCCAGATTAGCGGATATTTTATATTCGACTGGGCGTTCAATTCATTAAACGTTCCATTGCCGAACGTGTATGTCTGCTCGGCTTTAGTCTTGAATATTTCGATTAATTTGTTCACGTCTCAATTTTTCTAAGTTCTGCAAATATATTCTTTCAATCTTCTTGTAAGTTAAAAATGTGTATGCTTCCGCAACGCTCGTTTTGCTTACTGCTTCAATGTCTTTGTAAATCCCATCGGCCAATTGCACCAATGTGCCATAACCGCCAAACTGACTTAAACTTTGAACGCCTGCTTCTAATTGAATATCCTCTAACTCGCTCTCAAACAAAGGTAAGAATTTATTGTGAACATCTGCAAATTGCTCATTCACTTTGTTTTGGTAAAAAAGTGCAACAGATGCGGGCAAGTTTAGATATTCCAAATATCGTTTGTTTGTTCTGGTGTCGTAGTTATATTCGCCAGTCTCCAATAAGCATAAAAATGGCAATGCTTTCCATTCGCATTCTTTGAACTCTGCAATCGTTGCTTTCCAATCTTCGAATTGACCAATCGGGCAAGCCATGATTTCGTATAAATCTAATCGCTCGCCAACCATAAGAATTTCGCCATTGACTAACATCTGAGCCAATCCAGTTAACTCCAATTTTCCCTCTAAACTGATTTTATCGTAAATGTCTGGAGTGATTCCAGATATAAGCATAACCGCTTCGTTGTATTTTTCCTCATGCAATAAGTTTTGCAAGTCAATGAAATGTCTCAATGTGATTTCGTCCAACTGAGTTGGGAATTGGTATTCTTTGTCGATGTTAACTAAAACCATGATATTTTTTTCGTGTGGGATTTTGTGCCATTAAATATGCCGTATCTGGCAGCATCGCAAAAGTCATCATTGAACTTGACTGGCTCGTCAATTGCTTTGCCGTTCTTATCTGTTTTCCATTTATAGGTTTTGAACTCTTTAACTCCATTCGGAGAATCAACCAATATAATTGGCTTTGCCTTTAGTGTGTTAATTCCATCTTTGACCGATTTATCTGCACTAAAGACGTTAAATCCCGCCCGATAAAGTTCCTCGATTGTATCTGGTCTCGCAGCATCTGCAAATATTTCCTTTTGGCCAATGTTTAGTTTCTGCATTTTCTCGATTAAATCGGCCGTTGTCAATCCGCTTTCATAGATGACCTCTTCTAAATAGAATTTGTTTTCGTCCCATCCACATTTAACCAGTGTCGTGGGATGGTTATATCCAAAGTCTAAGCCGTAAACATAGTCAACCTCTGGGAATGAATTTCCAATAGTCCAATTGCGATAAATAAGACCCTCAATGCGCCCAGTGATTCCCCTTGCATAGACTTTCCACAATTCAATGTCGATGTCTTTAAGCGCCTCAATTTCGGCTCTATTCTCATTTGGCACAAAAGGATTGTTTCTGTGGTCGGAATAAATAAACTTTGCGGTCGGATTATTCAAATAGTCTTCATGCACCCAAAATTCAGCGTCTGGGTTAAAGTCGATAAATGCTTTTTTCTTTGTTCTTAGCAATAGTTGCTTTGCAATCTGTCTGTCAATACCATTTGCCTCATTTAAAAACAAATAATCTCGCTTTCCAGACTTAGCATCCTGCGAATTGTCATAGGATTTAAACTCAATCATTGACCCATTAACGAACTTGTAAATTCTATCGGATTTATTATAGTCGCTAATCTGAGCGTCAACAATTGGATTGTCTGAAATGATGTTTTGAAAGTCTCTAAGCGCTCCCGCTTTAAGATTTGGAATGTCTTGCCCAACGATTGTGATTAGTGAGTTTGGGTCTGTCAATGCAAAATAGGCAAGCGCCTGCAATATTGAATAAGTTTTGCCAGACCATGTCCCGCCTTGATTGACAATGATTTTAGTCTCTGCCGTTATATTGGCTTCAAATAACTCAGTTGTCTCAAACATCGTTCTCGGTTGACCTTATAGGAAACTCAGTTTTGACAATCTTTATTTCCAATGTATTGTCCATGCCCCCAGTGATTTGTTGCTCGACCTTTTCGACATATCCTCTGGCTTTGCCAATGGTTTTCAAGTATAATTCGATTGCTCGCATCTTTACGTTGTCATTGTCTGACTTCATAAGACTAAACAATCCATCTTCGGCCACATCAATGTTTTGCTCTCGGATGTCAATTAACTCCTCTGGGAATTTCAATGCTCTGTCTCTGACCGCTTGCCTTGTGTAATCAATTTTAAATTGCTTTTCAATAGCCTTTGCAGTCCTCGAAAATAGTCCTGCGTTCTCTCTCAGTATTGCTAAAAACTCTTTATCGCTTATTTTTATGTTCATGACAAGTAATGTGAAAATTGAATGCTATAATTTACTTAAATTCAGCCGTTTAACTTAGTGTTTTTATTTCAAACTTTATAAACTCGCTCCCTTTGGCAACTATTGTTTTGACTATCACTATTTTATAAACGTTTGCGTCATCAAAATTATACTTTTTTTGCAATATATCCAAAAATGGTTTCATGGGATTGTCTATGTCCGATGCTTTGTTGCTGAATCCAAACTCAAAGTCTATTTGATATGGCGGCTCTGGCAGTTGCATTGGCTTTAGTGTCAAAAGCATTTGTTTCTCATAGCTTTTATACTCTGGAGACTTAAATCGTTTGCCTTGCCATGCTTTGTTTACGCTTAAAGGTTTGATGTATGCAATTCCAATAGCCATTCTTTTGTCAGTTTGTTGTCGTGTGCTTTGTTGTGGCATTCTCTGCATAGTGCAATTAAGTTTTCAATTGCGTCTTGTTGGTCTTTAATCTTCTTGCCGAACTTAGACCTAAACACAATGTGATGGATGTCCACTGCTTTAGCTTTGCATACTTCGCAGGCAATAAACGAATGCTCGTCTAAGCCGTAATAATTAAAATAAACTTTAATATGCTTTTGCATAATTTTTTAGTAACGTTTCATGCACTTTAACTTGTCATATAAAGCACAAAAACACATATAATTATCCCTTTTAAGGGTTATTTTTTCCACCATAAGGCTAAAATTAGAAATTATTTTCCAAATGTTTCGTTGTAGTATTTTTCTGCTGTTTCGTATGGCTTATCTCTAAAATGCCACGATTGATTATAGCAATTGATGATTTGTTGCTTCTCCATTTCTTTGGCTTG